GTGAGGATTTTCATATTTATGTTTCAACAAACGTATTTAGATTGTACGTTCGTGCATTAGGTGGTTTCGCTACTAACTTAGGAGCAAATGGTATCGACGGTAAAGGTTCAATGTGGTTCAACGGTGGTGCAATTTTACCTTTCGAGGGTGTTAAATTAGCACACGCACCGGGTTTACCTGCATCTACAATGATTGCAACAACTAAAGAAAATTTAGTATTCGGTACTGGTTTGATGAACGATGCACAAGAAGTAAAACTTTTGGATATGGCAGATGTTGACGGTTCACAAAACGTTAGAATCGTTATGAGAATGACGGCAGGTGTTCAATATGGTGTCGTTGAGGACATCGTTACATACAACGTTACTAACTCTGTAAACTAAGAACTATGAGTTGCGACTTAGCCAACGGAAGATTAGAAGTTTGTAAAGATTCAATTGCAGGATTAGACGCAGCATATTTCATCAACTTTGGGGATTTCAACCCCGAGGTTGATGTTACTTATGACAACACAAATACTGATTTAATCACAGCGATTGCAAACGTTACAGCTTGCTTCAAATTCGAATTGAAAGGAACAAACAGCTACCAAGAAACTATCACAACAGATAGAAATAATGGTACTACTTTCTTTCAACAAGAATTAACTATCACGCTTAAAAAACAAGATGCAACAAGCCAAAAAATAGTAAAATTACTATCTTACGGAAGACCGCATATAATTGTTAGAGGGCGTGACAATACCTATCGAATTGCAGGACTTAAAAGAGGAATGGATTTAACAGCAGGTACTATTGGAATGGGTACAGAACCAGGGGATTTAAACGGTTATACTTTGACATTTACTGGAATGGAATCTTTACCAGCGAATTTCATTAATTGTTCAACAGAAGCAGGTTTATTAACTGACTTAACGGCTTTAGCTTCTTTCACAACATCTTAGCTTTTGTTTGATTGTCTCCATAGAAAGGGGTTGCAGAAATGTAACCCTTTTTTTATGCAACAGTTTTCTACTTTGATAGTTTTAATAATATGAATGTTTTACAAGTTAGTACATCAAACCAAATATTAAAATGTGCACCACGTAGCACAACGATAACAAGTATTGTAATAATCGACCAAGAAGCAGGAACAAGCGCAACTATTAACGCACCCACGATAATTGATTATGGTTACTATATCGGAGTACAAGCGGTGTATTCGTTAAAAGCAGGTCGTTTCTACATCGTGCAATTATACAACCTTACTAACTTTTTAGGTAGTGAGCAAGTTTGGTGTTACAAGGCAGGGTTGCAAACTGACGAACATTCTTCTAATAATGATTTTGTAATGCTATGAATGTAGATGTAATCAATTTGGCTCAATACGAAGCCCCACAGATAATAGAATCGAAGCAAAAAGGTTATGTAACTTTTGGAGAAAACAATAGTTACTTTCAATTCCTTATAGACCGTTATCGAAAAAGCGCAACGAATCAATCTATTATAAACAACGTTACTCGTTTAATGTATGGTAAAGGATTAGGGGTAATTGATGCAAGTCGTAAACCTGCTGAATACGCACAAGTAATGGCTTTGTTCAATAAAGATTGTTTGAGAAAACTTTGCTTTGATTTAAAAACATTAGGTCAATGTGCTATCCAAGTACACTACAACGACAAACACGATAAAATATTAAAGGCATTTCATATTGATATGAATCTTTTAGCGCCTGAAAAATGTGATGATGAAGGGAAAATTAACAAATGGTACTATTCCAATAATTGGGAAGATATTAAGAAATTTCCACCTAAACCATTTGCTACATTTGGAAGCTCAAAAGACAAAGTTGAAATATTAGTCATTAAACCTTACGCAATTGGAATGAAGTATTTTTCTTTGCCTGATTACGTAGCAGGAACGTCTTATGCGTTACTTGAAGAAGAAGTTAGCGATTACCTTATCAACGAGGTTCAAAATGGTTTTAGTGGTACGAAAGTAGTAAATTTCAACAACGGACAACCTGACATTGAAACGCAAAATTTATTACAATCACAAATTAAAAACAAGCTAACTGGAAGTAAAGGTCAAAGAGTAATCGTTGGATTTAACAACAACAAAGAAACAGCAACAACGGTTGATGATATTCCTTTAAACGATGCACCAGAACATTATCAATATCTTTCTACTGAATGCGAGCGCAAAATTATGGTTTCGCATTCTATTACAAGCGGTTTGTTATTAGGTTTAGGAAGCGCAAACGGTTTCGGAAGTAATGCAGATGAATTGAAAAATGCTTTTGTATTGTTCGATAATATGGTTATTAGACCGTTACAGCAACTTTTGATTGATGGATTAGAACAAATTACATCGTTCAATGGAAATACGGCTAAATTGTTCTTTAAAACGTTACAACCTTTGGAGTTTACTGATTTGGAAAACGTACAATCGAGCGAAGATAAGCAAGAAGAAACGGGAACGGAATTAAGTTCACAAATCGACATTAGTGCATTCGGCGAAGAAGTTGGTAAAGATTGGGTTTTGATTGATATTAAAGAAGTTGATTACGAAAATGACGATGAAGAAAACGAAATGCTATCGAAGGACTTAGAACCGTCACTTTTGAGTAAGGTTTACAACTTTATAAGTACTGGCGATGCACGACCTAATATTACAAGTAAGCAAGACAAAACTATTGACGGAATTAAATTTTTGACACGTTACGTTTATGCAGGTAAAATGTCAGAAAATAGCAGGGATTTTTGTAAAGCAATGATGAGTTCAGCTAAGGTATACCGCAAAGAAGATATTATTAAAATGGGAACGATGCCCGTTAACAAAGGTTGGGGCCCGAAAGGCGCAGATACTTATTCAGTATGGTTGTATAAAGGCGGTGGCGATTGTAACCATAGATGGAATAAAGCAGTTTACGCAACTTTTGAAGGCAAAGCAATTGACGTAGAAACAGCAAGACAAATAGCAGGTAAAAAAGCTGAAAAGTTAGGTTACAAAGTTGTTAATAATAAACTTGTTTCAACACTCCCAAAGGATATGCCTTTTAACGGATTTTTACCAACTAATAAACGCTTTCAATAATGGCAGAAGCACTAATAATAACAAGGACTGACGTAGTAGAATTCACGTCTTTAAACGGCAATGTTAACCCTGACAAATTTATTCAATATATAAAAATTGCGCAGGATATTCACGTTCAAAAGTATTTAGGAACGGATTTACTTGAAAAGATAAAAGCGGATATTATTGCGAATACTTTAGGTGGTAATTATTTGACACTTGTAAATACTTATATCAAGCCTATGTTGATTCATTGGGCTATGGTGGAATATTTACCTTATTCAGCTTATACGATTGGAAACAAAGGTGTTTATAAGCACAACGCAGAACAAAGCGAAAACATCGACCGTTTAGAATTATCTTTATTGATTGATAAAGAAACACAAACAGCGAATCAGTATAGCAGTAGATTTGTTGACTATATGTGCTTTAACCAAGCCTTGTTTCCTGAATACAACAGCAACAGCAACGGCGATATTTATCCGAGTTCAGATACTAACTTCACTAATTGGGTTTTATGAAAAAGCGATCTAAAAAGAACATTGAAAAATTAATGGTTTTCCTTCAACAAATCGAACAAGAAAAACCAAAAGAAAAGAAATGAGTTATTTTAAGATACTTGACACACTTAGAGCGCAGTTACAAGCGACTAACCTAATTTCTACAATTACGGACGGGCAAATTAGCGACATTGATTTGGCTAAACAAACGATTTTCCCTTTGGCGCATATCATTATAAATTCAGCAAGTATTGAAGGTAAAATGCAACGCTTCAATATTACTGTTTTAGCGATGGACATTTTAGACAGTAAAGAGAAATATGACCTTGAACCGTCTATAATGAATGCAATGTTGCAGGCGTTAAACCGAGTTCACGACATAATGAAAAGAGGAGATTTAAATCCTGACTATATTATGATGGACGGCGACTCAACTTTAGAACCGTTTACTGATAGATTTGAGAATAAATTGGCGGGTTGGGC